ATGAGCCGACCTGATCCGCGCAAGAGCCGCGGCTATCGCAACCGCAACCCGGGCAACATCGAGCACCTCGCCACGAACAAGTGGCTCGGCCTCCAGACGCCGCCCTCGGACGGGCGCTTCTGCCGCTTCCGCTCGCACCAGCACGGCATCCGCGCCCTCGCCCTGCTGCTGCAGAGCTACCAGGACCGGCACGGCCTGCGCACGGTCCGCGGCATCGTCGCGCGCTGGGCGCCGAGCCACGAGAACGACACCCGGGCCTACCAGGCGGCGGTCGCCGCGCGGCTCGGGGTCGGCCTCGACGATCCGATCGACCTGCACGACCCGGCGACCATGCGAGGTCTGGTCGAGGCGATCATCCGTCACGAGCTCGGCGGCATGCCCTACGCGCCGGAGACGATCGCGGAGGGACTGCGCATGGCCGGCCTGGTGCAGCCCGGCCTTGCCCACAGCGGGACGGTCCGCGCGGCAGCGGGGTCGGTGGTCGCCGGCGTCACGGCGGCGGCGGTGGTCGATGCCGTCACGACGCTCGCGCCGCATGCCGAGGGCCTGGCTTCGGTCCTGCGGGCGCTCGGCCCCTGGGGCGTCGCCGCCGCGGTGATCGGCGCCGCGGCGTGGGCCATCCACCAGCGGCTGCAGCGGCAGCGGGAGGTCACCCGATGACGGACCACGACCGCGAACTCGGCACCATCGTCACCCGCCTGACCGAGATCGAGCGGCGCTTGGCCGAAGGCGATAAGGATATGCGCGAGCTGACCCGCACGGTGACCGAGCTGGTCAAGGCGATGGCCGGGCTGACGGCGCGGCTGTCGCTGGCGGCCGGCGGTATGCCCGGCGCGTCGCCCGCGATACCGGCCACGGGCGCGGCGGCGGCCGGCGGCATCGTCGGCGCGGCGGTCGGCGCGAAGCTCGCCTCCTGGCTCGGGCTCGGCTGATCTGCCATGGGCGTGTTCGACGATGCACTGGCGGTGCTCGCCGCCGACCCGAACCTCGGGGTGGAGGCAGCCTACCGGGCAGCGGGCACGGGTGCGCCCTTGTCGCTCCGCATCCTGCGCTCCAGCCCCGATCGGGTGGTGGACGCCTTCGACACGCCGGTGCTGCGCGCGACCGACGTCCTGACCGTCAGCATCGCCCTGCTGGGGACGGTCGAGGCGGGCGACACCTTCGCCCTCGGCGGCGACCTGCTCACGGTCCAGCACGCCGAGCGCGACGCCGCCGGCGTCGCCTGGCGCGTCCTCTGCCAGCAATAGGAGCCCGCCGCCGTGCCGCAGAACAACCCGGCCTCCTGGTCGCTCCTGCTCGACCTGCTGATGGGCGCCGCCGCCGGGCTCGCCGGCGGCTTCGTGCGCTGGAATAACCCCGGGCGGCGGCGCTTCGGCTGGTGCCTCGCCTGGGAGCTGCCCTCCGCCGCGCTCGTCGGCAGCGCGGGCTACGCACTCGGCGGCACGCTCGAGCTCAACGAATACGGCCGCTTCCTCTTCGCCTTTGTGTTCGGCTACCTCGGCCAGGCGGCGCTGCACGACCTCGCCGTGGCGATCATCCGCCACCGCAGCGGCCTCCCGCCGGACCGCGGCGCCCCGTGAGGCTCGGCGCGGTCGTCGGCGACCTCCGGAAGGCGCTGGCCGAGGAGGTCCGCGCTGGCGAGCGCGCCGCCACGCGCGCCGTACGCGACGAGACCGCGGCGCTCCAGCGCGAGCTGCGCGGCCAGGTCACGGCCTCGCTCGGCGGCAAGGCACGCGGCATCGCCAACGCCTGGCGCGCGCAGGTCTTCCCGCGCACCGGCGTGTCGCTCCGTCCGGCCGGCCTGGTCTGGAGCAAGACGCCGCTGGTGATCGACGCCTTCGAGCGCGGCGCGCTGGTCCGGCCGAAGGGCGGCGGGCGCTTCCTCGCGATCCCCACCGGCTTCAACGCCGCCCGCGGCTGGCGCGGCCGCGGGAACAAGGGGCTGCGGGTCACGCCGGCGCAGATGGTCGCCTCCGGCCAGGGCTTCCTCCGGCCCTTCAAGTCGGGGCGGGGCTTCATCTGGTGCCTGCCGCTGCGCCAGGGCGAGGGGACCGGCCGGCGCCGCCGCACCCGCCTCATCGCCGGCGGCGTCGCCGAGGTCGGCACCGCCAACCGGAAGGGCCGCGAGGCCTGGGCCCGCGGCCTGCTCGAACGGGGGATGGTGCCGATGTTCCTGCTGCTGCCGCAGGTGAAGCTGGGGAAGCGCCTCGATGTCCGCGGGGCGTCGCTCCGCGCCCTCCGCCGCCTGCCCGGGCGCTTCGTGGCGGCTTGGGACGCCGAAGCCAGGAGGCCGGGGTGAGTGCGCGCGAGACTGCCCTGGCCGCCCTCTACGCCCGCCTGGACGCGACCCTGGCCGCACGGAGCCCGGCCCCGAAGGTCCTTCGCAACGAGACCGCCCCGCAGCGCCTGCCGGCCGGCGGGCTGGTGGTGGTCCGGGACGGCGAGACGGTCGACGAGACGCCGATCCTCTCGCCGCTCGCCTGGGCCGTCGAGCACCGCGCCGAGGTCGAGGTCGTCGCGGCCACGGGCGCCCTCCTCGACGCGCTGCTGGTCAACATCGCCGCCGCGATCGCCGGCGACCGCTCCCTCGGCGGCGCGGTCGAGTGGGCGCAGCCCGGCGCGCCGTCCTTCGACGACACCGAGGCCGAGGGCGCGGCCGCGGCGCGCGCCGCCTCCGTCCCCGTCACACTGTCCTTTACCGTCGCCGGCTCGCCGCTGGCCTGATCCCGCTCCCGGAGACGCCCCATGCCCCGTGCCATCGGCGCGAACTCGCGTCTGCTCATGATCCCCGAGGTCACCTACGGCACCGCCCCGGGTGGGAACTGGCGCCGGGTGCCCTTCCTCTCCTGCAACCTCGGCGCCGAGCAGCCGCTGCTGGACGCCGACGTCATCGGCCTCGGCGGCAACCGCGACTCGGCCGCGCCCTTCCTTGACACCGTCACCGTCGAGGGCGAGGTCGTCGTGCCGGTGGACCTGGTGAACATCGGCCACTGGCTCCGGCTGCTGCTCGGCGCGCCGACCACCACCGGCACGGTGCCGAACTTCACCCACACCTTCGGCTCCGGCGCGGCGACGCTGCCCTCGCAGGCGATCGAGGTCGGCTACCCCGACGTGCCGAGCTACGACGTCTGCGCGGGCGTCCGCGCCGACGCGCTGGAGATCGACTTCAGCCCGACCGGGCCGGCGACGGCCACGATCAAGCTCCTCGCCCAGGGCTCGACGCGCTCCGGCTCATCCTCCGGCGGCACGCCAGTGTCGGCCGCCTACACCGCCTTCCACAAGGCGCAGGGCTCGATCACCCGCGGCGGGTCCGCGCTGGCGCAGGTCACCGGCGCGCGGTTGGCCTACTCGAACAGCGTCGAGGCGGTGCGCACCATCCGCGCCGACCGCAAGATCGAGGGCGCGGACCCCGGCATCGCTCGCGCCACCGGCCAGATCACGGCGCGCTTCGCCGACACCACACTGCTGACGCAGGCTGGGAACGGCAGCGCGGCGGAGTTCGCCTTCGCGTTCACCATCGATGCCAACCGCAGCCTCACCTTCACGCTGCACGAGGTCTACCTGGCGCTCGCCAAGACGCCGATCGAGGGACCGGCGGGCGTGGAGGCGAGCTTCGAGTTCAGGGCCGCCTTCAACGCCACCGCCACCCGCATGATGACCGCCGTGCTGAAGAACCAGCAGGCCGGGACGGAGTACGCCTGAAGACACGGAACTCGGGGCTGCCGAGAGAGCCGAAAGCCAACTTCTCGCCCGCGAGCGTCTCTGCACTGAGGAGCGCACAGGTGGCGAGTAGCAAGGCGGCCATGACGGCGGCGGTCACGCGAGCGCTCCCGCGCCGAGCCTACCTGCCGTTACGCAAGTGGGGCCTAAAGTTAAAGAGAGAGCCCTAGCCCAGCGGCAATCAGGAGGAGATTGACGGCGACGGCGAACTGCCTATCGCTCAGCTGCCTGTAGAGGGCGAGGCCGCAGCAGGTCCCCAGCAGTGCGGCGGGAACGAAGGCCCAGGCCGCGGCGGCAACGCCGAAGCCGGGTGCGCTCGGCGCCAGGGCGGTGACTACGGCGAGCGTCAGCACCTGCATGACGAGGATGAAGGGCTGGTACACGCCGCGCTGGCGGCCTTTGTCCCACCCCCGCATGCCGCACCAGACGGTCACCAGCGCGCCGGGGAAGGCGGCCAGCCCGCCCGTGACGCCGCCCAGCGCACCCGCCACCGCGTCCTGGACGGGCCCGCCGCGGAAGATCGCGGGCCTTCGGAGCAGCATGAAGATCCCATAGACGACCAGCGAGATCCCCATCAGGCGCGCATAGGCCGGCGCCTGCACGTTGAGCAGGAGGTAGACGCCCCCGGGCAGCCCCAGGATGCCGCCCAGGAGGAACGGGAGGAGCGCCCGCAGATCGACGGTACGCCGCAGCGTCCAGACGCTCAGCGACTGGATCGCGATGCTGCTGAGGAGCATGATGGTGACGGCCTGCACCGGCTCCGCGATGAGCGGCAGGAGCAGCGCGGCGCAAATCGCCGAGAAGGCGAAGCCCGCAATGCTCGACACGGCGGCCGATGCGAGCACCGCGATCATGCAGAGCGTGCCGCCGGCTGGGGGCAGGAGACCGAACGCGTCCAGCAAGGCGCCTTGCAGCAGGATCAGCATCGCGCTGCCGGCCAGCATCAGGAACGGCCTCTCCGAGATGGAGGCGATCACGTCCATCTCCTTGCGCAGCCCTTCATGCTGCTGAGCAACCTTCGCTAGCGGCAGGGGACCGTGCGCGACCGTCATCGGGACGCTGCGATCGGGGGTGCGACCCGGCCGTCATCGTCGCAGGCTTCCTGGGCGACCCTCTGGTCCGGATCGAGGCTCCGTCCGCCGGCGGCGGTTCCGTAGAAGAAGGGAGGGCTGATGGCAGCGATGCCGCCGCCGGACTTGGCCGCGTAGTAGACGACGAAGTTCGTCGCTCCCTCGTCGTCGTTCCTGAAGTCGACGATGCCGCAGACTGCCGAAATGCCGACCGCCTCACCGGACAGATCTCGTGCGCGAAGATTGCTAATCTGCGTTTCCTGCTGGGCAAGCCCGGCCGGCATCGCGAGTCCGTCGAGCACGAGCCATCTGGCGTCGTTCTCGATGTCCATCGGGTAGGCCAGCGCTCCCGCAGAGATGGTTAGGGCAAACACCGCGCCGATCGATTTCATCCCGCGCTCCTGATGTTGCCTGATACAGAGAACCCGAGCCTAGCGACCCACATCGAGCGCAAAACGGTCAAAGCAAAAATCCAAGTAAGTGCGTTCTTGCTACACGCATCTGCCGCACAATCAACGTCAGGTGCTGAAATATAGGCTGACTGCTGCCCGGCACGCTCGAGAATCGCGCTAACGCTACAGACTCTAGCCCGGCGGCCGCGTCCCGTGCCGGCCGGCGATGTCCGCCCAATGCGCGCGTTGCCGCGCGATCCGGGCGGCGAAGGCCTCGGGCGGCTCGGCGCGGGCGATGACGCCCACGGCTTTCAACCGCTCCACCAGTCCCGGTTCCGCGGCCGCGCCGACTATGCCAGCAGCGACCCTGACGCGGGCCTCCTCGGCCATGGTGGCCGGGCCAAAGATGCCGAGCGTCCCCTCCACTTCGAGTTCGGGGAAGCCCTCATCTACGACCGTGGGTAGGTCCGGCGCGGCCGGTGTCCGCTCAGGGTTGGTGACGGCCAGGACCCGCGCGCGTCCGTCGCGCCGGAGGGGCAGCATCGGCGCCAGCGGACCAAACAGGACATGCAGGCGGCCTGAGACGAGATCGGGAATCGCTTCCGGAGGGCTGCGATAGATGGCAGTGGTCACCTCAAGCCGGTGCGTGCGGACGAATGCGTTGAGAGCGAGCGTCAGGCCACCGAGGCCAGCCGCGATGTTGATCAGCCCGGGCTTCGCCTGCGCGGTGCGGAGCAGATCAGACAGCGAGGTCACTCCTTCCAGCGCCGGCGACGCGGCGACGCAGAGGAAGTCCGTTGCGACCAAGGATAAGGGGACGATGTCCGTTGCCGGATCGAAGGGCATCCTCTCGCGCAGCAAAGGGGTGACCGTGAGGACGCCAGCCGGCCCGAACAGCAGCGCGTGCCCGTCTCGGGCACCGAGCATAGCCTCGGCGGCAATCACGCCATCGGCGCCTGGCCGGGGCTCGACCACCACGGGCCCGCCCCATGCGGCGGCCAGGCGCTCGGCATAGAGCCGCGCGGCGACATCGGTCGAGCTGCCCGGCGCTGCGGGGGTGATCAGCCGCACCGGGCGATCCGGCCAGGCTGCGGCGGCACGCCATGCCGGGAGGCCAAGGACGAGGCCGCCCAGGGCCATGGTGAGGCTGCGGCGCGTCGGGGTCGGACGGGGCATGGCGCTGGTCCATCGCTCGGGTGGTCCGACCCTAGCAGCCCCACGGCACGGATCGTGGTCCTTCCTTTCGAACGAGATGTTCGGCAGGATCGAACGATGGAGAGCAGCGGCCTGCTCGGCGATCTTGCCGTCTTCGCCCGCGTCGTCGCGGCTGGGAGCGTCAGCGCGGCCGCGGTGCAGCTCGGCGCGTCCAAGTCAACCGTCAGCGCGCGCGTTGCCGCGTTGGAGGAGCAGGTCGGTGCCCGGCTCCTGATCCGCTCCCGCCAGGGGGTTAGGCCGACAGCTGCCGGCGAGCGGCTGGTCGCCGCGGCGCGGGGCTTGATGGCGGACGTGGAGACGATGCTCGCGGGCATTCGCGCTGGCGAAGGCTCGATTGCGGGCACCTTGCGCATCACCTGCACTGTGGGCGTCGCTGACGCCGTTCTGGTACCACTGCTGGCCGGCTTCATGGCGCGGCACCCCGCCTTGTCGCTCGACGTGGTCGCGACCGACTTAATCCTCGATCAGCGGCGGGAGGGTGTGGAAGTCGCGTTCCGCTTCGGCTGGCTGCGGCGTCCGGAGCAGGGCTTCATCGCCCGCCGCATCGCCACCTATGAGGGCGCGCTCTGCGCCTCGCCGGCCTACCTGGGCGCGGCGGGAGGGGCGCCGCAAACACCTGCAGCCCTCGCAAGCCATGCATGGATCGGCTCGCCCGCCTTTGGCGGTATGCGCCAATCACTCGTGCTGAGGGACAGAGCCGGGCAGCGGCACGAGGTGACGATGACCTGCCGTGTTCGCACCACCGCGCCAACGCAGCAGCGGGAATGGGCGCTCGCCGGGCTCGGCATCACCCGGCTACCCCAGTTCCTCGTCGCCGGAGATCTCGAGGCAGGCGGCCTCGTTCGCATCCTACCCGCATATCGCTATGAAGGCCCTTCACTCTACGCCGTGTACGCGCGGGAGCACGCGCGCTCGGCACGGGTGCGCGCACTGCTCACATACGTCCAAGAAGCGACCGCGGAGCCTCACGGCCGGTGATCGGCCGAGCACGCAGCACCCTTGGATGGTGGCGCCGCGGTTGTCGCAGGCGTCGCTGAAACACGGAGATCTCATGCTGACTCTCGACCTTCCTGTCGAGCCGTACTGGCTCGACCTGCCGCGCGGCGTGCGCCTGCAGATCAGGCCCGTCACGACCGCCGTCATGGCGGCGGCGCAGGCCGCCGCCGCACGGCGGCTTGCCGCTATCCGCATCGCGGACCCCGACCTCGATCCCGACATGTCGCGCGGGCTCTCCTTCGCCTTCCTGGTCAAGGCGCTGGCGCGCCATGCCGTCACCGCCTGGGAGGGCGTTGGTGACAGTGCAGGCAAGCCGCTTCCGCTGTCGCCCGAAGCCGTTGAGCGTCTGATGGACCTCGACGACATTGCGGCCGCCTTCTGGGACCGCGCCACCGCGCCCGTCGCCGCGGTGGCCGCCGAGGGAAACGGCTAAAGGCCCGCGCCGCCTGGCACTTCGGCCGCGGGCCCGAATACTGCCGCGGATGCGCTGCCCTCGGCCGCGATTGCGCCGATGCCTGCCCCTATGCCGCGCACGCCCCCACCAGCCTTGAGGGCCACGCCTGCTGGGCCGCTGGCACGGCCTGCGCCGAGGTCACCATGGCCGGCCTGACGCTCGACACCGCCGGCGCGCTCGCCGCGGCGCGCGATCTCGGTGCGTCCGGATGGGCCGCCGCCGAGCTGCTGCTCGCCATCCGCATCGGCATGGCCGAGGGCAGCGCCGCCCGCCGTGACGGGGAGGGAAAGCCGAATGGCTGATGCAACCCGCCGCGTCTCGGTCCGCCTCTCGCTGGACGACGCTGCCCGGGTCAAGGCCGGGCTGCGTGAGGTGGGCGAGACCGGCCAGCGCTCCCTCGACCAGATCAAGGGCGGCGCCGAGCGCGCCTCCCGGTCCCTCGAACTGCTGGACGTCGCCACCCGCGGCATCCAGCTCGCCGGCGTGGCGGTGGCCGCCCGCGCCCTCGTCCAGGCCGGCGACGCGCTCACCCAGGGCCTCTCGCGCCTGCAGAACGCCACCGGGTTGGTCGAGCGCGCCGGCCAAGTCTACGAGGCGCTGTATCGCAACGCGCTCTCCACCGGCGTCGCAGTGTCGGAGAGCGTCGACGCCTTCCAGCGCTTCTCGATCGCCGCCCGCGAGATCGGCGCCACCTCCGATCAGGTGGTGCGCCTTGTCGGCGGCCTGCAGCGCGTCGCCATCGTCTCCGGCGCATCGACGCAGGAGATCAGCAGCGCGACCCTCCAGCTGGCCCAGGCGCTGGCCTCGGGCGTCCTGCAGGGCGACGAGCTGCGCTCGATCCTCGAGGCCATGCCGCTGCTGGCCGAGGGCCTGGCCCGCGAGCTCGGCGTTTCGATCGGCGAGCTCCGCAAGCTTGGCTCCGAGGGCAAGCTCACCGCCGAGCGGGTCTTCCCGGCGCTGCTGCGCGCCACCGAACGCCTCGGTGCCGAGCTCGACCGTGCCCCGCTCTCGCTCGGCCGCGCCTTCGGGCAGCTGACGGCGGCGACCGAGAATTTTCTGGGCCAGCTCGACCGCGCCATCGGCCTGTCCAACGCGCTGGCCCGGGCACTGTCGGCCGCCGCGCGCGCTGTGGACAGCGTCCGCCAGGGCGCCGGCCTGCGCAGCGAGGAGGAACGCCTCGCCGGCCTGCGCCGCCAGGCCGAGGCGCTCTCGGCCCAGATCGGCCGGCTGGAGAGCGAGGGCGACGGCCGCGACAGCCTGCGCGCCCCGGTGCGCCGCGGCAGCATCCGCCCCGGCCTGGTCGGCACCGCCGAGCAGCAGGCCGGCGTCGACAGCCGGGCGCGGCTGGAGGAACTGCGCCGCGACTACTTCGCCACGCTGGCCGAGATCGACACCGCCGAGCGGGAATCGCTGAACCGCCGCCTGGAGGAGCAGGAGCGCGCCGGCCAGGCCGCCGCCGATGCCCGCCGGCGCCGCGCCACGCAGGACGTCCAGGAGCTCACCCGAGACCTCGACGACCGCTTCCGGATCAACCGGGAATACGAAGAGCGGGTCCGCCGGTTGCGTGAGGCCGAGGCCGCTGGTGGCGTCACCGCCGCCGAGCGCACCCGCCTCGAGACCCTCGCACTTCAGGAGCGAGATGAGGCGCTGCGCCGGCTGGAGCCTCGCGTCGCCGCGGTGCGCCGCGCCAGCACCGAGGGCGCACGGGAGGCACGCGACGCCGAGCGGCAGCTGAACGACCTGCTGCGCGAGCGCGAGCGCCTCATCCAGGACAACGAGACCGCCTACGAGCGCTACCAGCGCGGGCTGGAGCGGCTGTCCGACCTGGTGCAGCGCGCCGAGCGCGCCGGCCGGCCGATCCCGGACGAGACGATAGGGCGGGAGGCGCAGCGCGCGCTGGAGGATCTGGAGGAGGCCGAGCGCCGCCTCCAGCGCAGCACCGAGGGGACGCGGGAGGCAGCGCGCGAGTTGGGCTTCGCGTTCTCCTCGGCCTTCGAGGACGCGATCGTCCGCGGCGACAAGCTGTCAAAGGTCATGCAGGGCCTGCTGCAGGACATCACCCGCATCATCGCGCGGCGCACCATCACCGAGCCGCTGGGCAACGCCGTCTCGGCGGGTCTCACCAGCCTCGGTGCTGGCAGCTGGTTCGACGGCATCGGCTCCTGGCTCGGCGGTCTGTTCCGGGCGGAGGGCGGGCCGGTCGCGGCTGGCCAGCCCTACATCGTCGGCGAGCGGGGCCCGGAGTGGTTCGTGCCGGACCGCGGCGGGACCGTGCTGCCGAACGGCATGGCGCCCGGCGGCCCGGTCATCCAGCAGACCATCAACATCGATGCGCGCGGCGCGGACGCAGGCGTCGAGGCACGGCTGCGGCTGCTCGCTGGCCAGATCGCGCGGCAGGCCTCGGCGATGACGCTGGACGCGATCCGCCGCGGCGGCAGCGCCTACGAGACGGTGCGCGGATGACCGAATACGCCTGGCCCGAGGCGCTGCGGCCGACGCGGCTGACCTTCTATCTGCAGCACAACACCACGCGCTTCGTCTCGCCGGTCACCCGCGCCACCCAGGTGCTCCGGCGGGAGGGGGCGCGCTGGGTGGCGCAGGCGACCTTCGACCCGCTCGACCGCGTGCGCGCCGGCCTGCTCGAAGGGCTGATCGCGGCGCTGGCCGGCTCGGTGAACACCGTCCGCGTCTGGGACTGGCGGCGCGAGTTCCGCACCGGCGACCCGCGGGTGCAGGGCGACGTACCGACCGGGCCGTTCTCCTACTCCGACGCCACCATCTTCACGGACGGCACCGGCTTCGTCGTGGGCTCGGGCAATCCGGCGCTTGCGGCCGGCGCGCCGCGCGGGGCGCTCGCAATCCAGACCGGGGGCTGGTGGCCCAATGGCGTCGCGGTCGGCGCCGGCGACCTGATTGGCCTGGCGGGGCGGCTCTACATCGCCACCGAGCCCGTCACCGCCTCCGGCGCGGGCACGGCGACCATCCCGATCGCCCCGCCGCTGCGCGAGGCGCTGCTGATCAACCAGCCGCTGGTGCTGACCAGGCCCACCGTCGCCATGCGCCTGGTCTCCGACGACGAGGCTGCCAACCCGACACGGCCTGGGCGCTTCACGGCGATCACCATCCGCCTCGAGGAAGCTTTGTAGTGTCCGACGCGAACGGTACGCCACGGCTATCGCCGCATGCGGCTTCCTCCGCCACCTCTCCGGTCGCCGCACCCGTCGTGCTGGTCGAGCTCGACTTCGCCTCCGGCCCCTTCCGCGCCTGGACGGGGCTCGGCCAGCTGAACTGGGCGGGGAAGGTGTTCGAGGGCGTCGGCTCGATCGGTGCCGTTGGCGAGGTTGAGGAAACGGTCGAGCTCCGCGCCGTGCGGCTGACGCTGGCGCTGTCGCCGGTGCCGCAGGAGGTGGTGGACATCGCGCTGGCCGAGCGCAGCTTCCGGCTGCACCCCGCCCGGCTCTGGGGCGCGCTGCTCGACGCGGAGGGCGCCTTCGTCGCCGACCCGTTCCCGCTCTGGGCTGGGCTCATGGACACGATGGAGGTGACAGACGGCGCCGAGCCACGGGTCGCGCTCACCTGCGAGAGCCGGCTCGTCGACCTCGAGCGCGCTGAGGTGCGCCGCTATACCGACGCCGACCAGCAGGCCGAGTACCCCGGCGACCGCTTCTTCGAATACGTCCCCGCCCTGCAGGAGGCGGAGATCCGGCTCCCCGCCCAGTGACGCGGCGGCCGGACTGGGCGGTGCGGCTGGCAGCCCTGCTGTCGGCGGTCGAGACGCGCGCCTTCGACGCCCATCGCTGGAACTGTGGGCGCTTCGCCCTGGCGGCGGTGGAGGCGGTGACGGGAGAGCGGCCTGCCTTTCGGGTGCAGCACGACCTGGTCGCCTCCGCCGACAGCGCGGGCTTCCCGCGCGTGGCGCCGCTGCGGGTCCGCATGGGCGACATCGTCCTCGCGCCCGATCCCGACCGCCTCGGTGTGGTGCTCGACGCCGGGCGCGTCGCCTTCGTCGGGCCGCGCGGCCTGATCCGCGCACCGATCACTATTTGCGCTTGTGCCTGGAGGGTCGGCTGATGCCCGCTGCCGTTCCCCTCATCGCCGTCGTCGCCGGCGGCGTCGCTTCCGCCGCCATGGGCGGCGGCATCATCGGCGCGATCGTCGGCGCCGGCGCGGCCTTCGTGGTCTCGACCATCGGCGCCTCGGTCTTCCCCGCCAAGCGACCGACCGCGCCGACGTCCTCGGCCACGCTGCGCCCCGGCGACGATCCCACCGCGCCCGGGGCCGGCCGCACGCAGTCCTTCCGTCAGCCGATCACCGAACACCAGATCGTCTTCGGCCGCTGCAAGGTCGGCGGGCCGATCGTCTTCATCCACTCGGCCACCGACGACGCCGGCCGCGCCGATGGCTGGTTCTACGCCGTCGTCGTGCTAGCCGCGCACCGCGTCCGCGCCATCGGCGACGTCTGGCTCGGCGACACCCTCGCGACCGACGCGAAGTTCGCTGGCCTGGTGCGCATCGACCGCCACCTCGGCGACCCCGACCAGGCGGCGAACGCCAATCTGATTGCCGAGACCGGCGGCAAGTGGACCGCGGAGCACCGCGGACGCGGCCGCGCCTATGTTGCGGTCCGCCTCAAGATCACCGCCGAGGCCTTCCCCTCCGGCCCGCCCAACATCGCCGCCCTCGTCGAGGGCGCGGATAGCATCCTGGATCCGCGCACCGGGGCGACAGGCTGGTCGGACAATCCCGCCCTCTGCCTGGCCTGGTACCTGACCGCGCCCTTCGGCTGGAAGGCCTCCTGGGACGACATCGACATCCCCGCCCTGATCGCCGCCGCCAACATCTGCGACGAGCTGATCGGCACCCGCGCCGGCGTCACCGAGCGGCGCTACACGGTGAACGGCCGCGTCTCGCTCGGCGAGGGCAAGATCGCCATCACCCGCAAGCTCGTCGCCGCCATGGCCGGCGCGCTGGTGGTCTCGGGCGGGCGGTTCTTCATCCACGCCGGTGGGCCGGCGCTGCCCTCCGCCACGCTCACCTCGGACGACCTGCGCGGGGACGTCACCATCCAGGGCAGCCGGCCGCGGCGGGATCTCTTCAACGGCGTCAGGGCCGTCTACGTCGACCCGGCGAAGAACTGGCAGCCCACCGACGCCCCGCCGCTGCTCGCCTCGAACTACGTCGCCGAGGATGGCGGCGAGCAGATCTACCGCGACATGGAGTTCCCGCTGACCACGTCGGTCGCAACGGTGCAGCGGCTGATGAAGGCCGAGCTCGAGCGCATCCGCCGCCAGCGCGAGGTGGCCTTCCCGGCCAACCTCTCGGCGCTGCGGCTGCGGCCGTGGGATGGGGTGACGGTCGCCCTCGACCGGGTCGGGCCCTTCCCAGCGCGGGTGACGGGCTGGCGACTGTCACCGGATGGCGGGGTGGACCTCACACTGTCCGAGGAGGACCCGGCGGTGTGGGACTGGAACCCGGCGGTGGACGAGCGCGCTGCCGGCGACAGCCCCTCCGTGGTGCTGCCGAACCCGGGGGTGATCGCCGCGCCGGCCTCGATTGCGATGGACACGCCCACCGGCGCTGCCTTCGCCGCGCTCGGCGTCTCCTGGTCCGCGGTTGGCAGCGCCTACCTGGCCGGCTACGAGCTCGAGTTCCGCCCCGCCTCCGTGGCCACCTGGCAGGGCTACGGCGGCGCCCTCGGCGCGACCGCGGCGTCCATCCCCAGCGCCGAGCCGACCGCCTTCCGGGCGCGCGCAGTGGCCCGCAGCGGGGCAGTGTCGGGCTGGCGGGAGGCGGCGATCCCCGGCGCCGTCACCGCGCCTGGCGCCCTTGGCATCACCGGCGGCGTGCGCCTCTCGGGCGGCTTCCCGGCGGACGCTCTGCGGCTGCAGATTTTCGAGGCGACCTCGAACAGCCTCGCCGCGGCGGTGAAGCTCGCGACCGAACCCACCGCGCTGCCCTGGGATCGCACCGGCCTGACCGCCGGCCAGGCGCGCTGGTACTGGGTCCGCGCCGTCTCCGCCGAGGGCAACGTCTCGGCCCTCGCCGGGCCCGTCACCGCGACCGCCCTGTAGGAGCCGCGACATGGCCGCCCGCATCGACGACCTGATGGTCCTCGGCCAGAACATCTCGAAGACGGACCTGGCGAAGTATCTCCGCGACCGCGAGGCGGTGCTGCCGCGCGACTTCGGCGGCCTCGGCGACGGCGCCGCCAACGACCGCGCCGCCATCCAGGCCTGCTTCGATCGTGCCGCGGCGGACGGGAAGTTCGCCGTCATCCCGCCCGGCACCTGGAACGTCGACGCCGGCGTCACGCTCGGCGGCGGCGCGCGCGGCCTGATCATGCAGGGGGTGATCCAATACACCGGCGCCGCGAACGCCCCGGCGACGGTGCTGACGCTGGGCGACGGCGGCACCACCCGCAATGGCGAGAAGCTATACCTCAACCTCCAGGTCACGCGGCAGATCCAGTCGGACTGGGCGAGCGAGGCGGACATCGGCATCCTCGCCCGCAACCTCGATTCCTCGCTGCTCGACCTCCGCCTGGTCTCGGGCTTCACCATCGGGCTGCGCACCCTCGGCGACGGCCGCGGCTTCGAGGACACGACGCTGATCCTCGGGCGGATCCTCAACAACCGCTACGGGCTCGACGCGCACTGCGCCACCGCGACGGCCTGGAACACCTCGATCCGCTACTACGGCGGCCACTTCGCTTGCGCGACCGGGATCAATCCGACCCTGGACCGCTTCGGGGTGCGCTTCTCCCGGCAGGCCGGGGCCTACAACAACCACAACCGGCACATCTTCGATGGGCCGAACTTCGAGCTGCGCCAGCTCGACCCGAACGTCGCCATCCCCTTCCTGAACGAGACCAGCGGCACCGCGATCATCGCGCGGGGGATGCGCATGGAGGCCTGCTCGCCGCTCGCGGCGCGGCACACCGGGGCTGCGACGGACTGCGAGTACGAGGTGGCCTGGGCGCAGACCTACACCATCGGCATCGACTACACCGCGACGGCGACCCGCGCCGGCAACGCGGTCTACAACCGCCACCGCGCGCCGGCGTCGCGGCTGACGCGGCTGCTGGCGAACATCCCGAACCTGCGCGCCGCCGCCTTCCGCCACAGCAACACCGAGATCGGCGTGGAGGGGGCGTCCATCATCGCGACCTCGACGACCACCGAGACCACCATGGCGGCGCTGTCCTGGAACGGGCTGGACGGCATCGCGGCGACCGGGCGGGGACTGCTGTTGAACGCCAACCGTGGTGTCGCCTTCGTGGTGCAGACGACCCACGCGAAGGAGTTCGCGTTGGCCCACTGGCTGGTCGGCGGCGCGGATGGCGGGCGGCTCTGCGTCCGCTGCTTCGACGGCGCCGGCACCGTGCGGGAGAACCAGCCGCAGGACGTGCTGGCGTCGGGCACCACGATGCAGTGGGACACCGCGTCGAAGAGCTGGCAGGCCGGCGCGGTGATGCAGGACAGCTCGCTGAACCGGCGGCAGACGGTGCGGCTCGGGGCGGGTGTCGCCTTCGCGCAGATCGGCATCATCGGCTTCGACGGGCAGATCGAACTCGAGGCGCTGCGGCTCTACGGCCTGCCGGAGGACGCGCCGGCGGTGCTCTACGGCTGCCCCTCGCTGCCGGCGGGGGCGCGGACGCTGGCGCTGGAGACCAGCTGGGACCTGCCGAGCCTCGGCCCCGGCGCGACGGCGAACGTCGATGTCACGGTGCCGGGCGCGCGGCGGGGGGACTTCGCCGACGCGTCGCTCGACACCAGCAGCATCGCCTTCGTGCTGGACTGCCATGTGTGGTCGAACAACAGCGTGCGCGTGACGGCCAGGAACGTCAGTGCCTCGACGGTGGACCTCGCTGCGGCGCCGCTGGCGGTGCAGGTGACGAAGCGGCGCATGGGGTAG